GCAGAGATTGGTCGTATGATCAAAGAGCTTACTGAGCCAAAGATGAACTGGCGTGAAATTCTGCGCCAGCAAATCCAAAGTACTGTTAAAAACGACTACACCTTTATGCGACCTAACCGCAAGGCGTGGCATATGAATGCTATTTTGCCAGGTACTAACTACGACGAGACTATTGATATCTGTATTGGTATTGACATGTCCGGATCTATTGGCGATGAACAGGCTAAAGACTTTATTAGTGAGATCAAAGGCATTATGGACGAGTATAGAGAGTACAAGATCAAACTGTGGTGCTTTGATACTAAAGTCTACAATGAGCAAGACTTTGACGGCTACGGCGAAGACATTATGGAATACAAAGTGATGGGTGGTGGCGGTACTGAATTTGATGCCAACTGGGATTATATGAAAGCTAACGATATTCAGCCTAAAAAGTTTATCATGTTTACAGATGGCTACCCTTGGGGATCATGGGGTGATGAAAACTACTGCGATACAGTATTCATCATCCACGGTAATACTAGTATTGTTCCTCCATTCGGTGCTCACGCATACTATGAGTCTAGTGATAAAACTTGATCCGGACGCATTCAGTGCCGGCCAAATTGAAAGTAAAGTTTGGGCGGCACGTGAACTAGAAATCATAGTGGCTCAACAGAAAATTGAGCCATTACGTATTGCCATCCTAGGTGGCTGGTATGCACTACTACATTTTATCTTGCAGACTAGAGAACGTGTCACAATAGAATACTGTAGATCTTACGATGTTGATCCGAGTGTATGTATAGATGCAAATCTTATCAATAACACTTGGGAAATAAAAGATTGGCAGTTTAGATCGTTTCCCAGAGACGCTAATAAAGCTACATATGATGACAATATTAATCTAGTCATTAATACTTCGACAGAACATTTTTCTAGTCAAGACTGGTACGATCGTATTCCTAAAGGTACACTATGCTTGTTCCAAGGTAATGATCTAGTTATTGATGATCATGTACAGCGTCCAGAAAATTTGGAACATTTTAAATCTCTTTGGCCTCTCAAAGAGTTGTTTAGTGGCTCATTATATTTTGATTTTAAAGATGCACCTTACACTAGACATATGACTATCGGTTACAAATAATGGCATTAAAAAATGGTAAACCTAATGCTCTAAATGCACTGGATTTAAGAAAAGTCTTTTTTCCAGCACATCATTTTCATTATACCTTATTAGAAAAATATACACCTATCTATCATAAAACAATAGATTCGTGGATATATCAGAATCTCAATAGTCGCTACTATATTGGTCAAGCAGTTGATCTAGTAGATAATACTATTGTTTATGTTACTAAAATTGGATTTGAGCAGGAAAAAGAACTTAGTTTTTTCAAACTTGCATGTCCACATTTAACCTAACAGATAATTAATATACATATATAACTTATACAAGGAGATTATTATGACTGAAGAAACTAAAGTAGAACAACCTGCAGAAGCTGCGCCGCAACAAGAATCCAATGATTTAACAATCAACGATCTTAATGCTATGAGAACCATCATTGATATTGCCAGTTCACGCGGTGCGTTTAAACCAAACGAAATGGTAGCAGTTGGACAAACGTACACTAAATTATCTGCATTTTTAGACACCGTAGCCAAGCAACCAAAGCAAGGAGCATAATATGCAAACCTTAAAACATGTGGGCCGCATTAAGTCAACAGGACGTAGATGCTTAGTAGTGTTTAGAACCCTACCTGGAGATGCATTTAGTTGTTTGATCATTCAAACAGAAAGCCTCGATCCAAGCCAACATGATTCACTAATTAATCTAGTTGAATCAAATTCTGCACAATCAGCAAACGAATTTAGTGAAGTATTGGCTAGAGCAGTTTTCAGTGACGGAAGTACTATGCTGCCAAGTCTTCATGCAAGAGGCTTGTTAACAAAATTTCCAACAGATAAAATTGAAATGGTGCCTAACATGCAAGCTACAATTTTACTGTCAGAATTAAATCAAGTTATTGCACAACAAGCTGGCGTCAGTGTACAAGACCTTGCTATCCGTCCTTCTGCTAAAGAAAGTGCGCAAATAGAAGAACTAGTAAAAGTAAAAGATATTAGCCCTACTACAGGTAATACTGACCCGCTAATAGACCAATATGATGCAGGTAAAACTACATCAGCATCAGTAAATGAAGATGGTATTTTAACCGATGATATGTTGGCTAAGAAATATCGTAGCGATGCAGATCGACTAAGCAAGGAAGCTGCTCAACTCCGTCGTATGGCCGAAGACCTAGTGCCTGCAAAGAAAAAAACCGCAGTTAACGAGTGACAACTGGAAAGCCGTTTCCCAAAGATGTAGTTGAACATTGGCCTGAGGTATTTGGAGAGATTACCCTAAACGTGGTACCTCTTAAATATCTCGACTCAGTCACTGTTACATTTAAAAATAAAAAAGTTTGGGAAATTAAGATATCTTCTAAACAAGCACAGGAAGACTGGAATTCGTTTGAAATAAATCTCAAAGAAATGTTGGTATCGTATGAAAGCGAAATAGAGAATGTTGATTTTAAACTCGATACAGAAAGAGTTAAAAAAGATATGATCAATAATACAAACAAATTTTTAAAAAAAAGAAAATTGAAATGAATGTTAAATTAATTAGTTACAGTCAACCCACACAAGAATTTGCAGACTTAGGTGTTGATAATGCACAAGAACTAATTGCATACTGTGCTCGTGTTAGTAATCCTGCTAATCAACTTAACACAGAAACAAGTGAAAAACTAATCAAGTATTTGGTCAAACACCAACATTGGTCGCCACTTGAAATGGTGTCTGCTTGTATTGAAATTACAACTACTCGTGATATTGCTCGACAAATCCTACGTCATCGTAGTTTTAGTTTCCAAGAGTTTAGTCAGAGATACGCTGATCCTACAAAGGATCTAGACTTTGTAACTCGTGAAGCAAGACTGCAAGATCCAAAGAATCGTCAAAATAGCATTAGTACTGACGACGAACAACTGCAAGCGGAATGGGAAATGATTCAGCAGGCTGTAATCGGGGCTGCTAAAGAAGCCTACGAGTGGGCTATTGAAAACGGTATTGCTAAAGAACAAGCTCGTGCTGTATTGCCCGAAGGTCTTACAGAAAGTCGTTTATACATGAATGGCACACTGCGTAGTTGGATTCACTTTATTGAATTACGCAGTGCTAACGGCACACAGAAAGAACATCAACTAGTTGCGATTGCTTGTGCAAAAGCAATTACCGAGATTTTTCCAATGGCTGCTGGTCTAGTTACTCAGGACGCATCGGCAACTTAACGTTAAGTTTAAATTGTTCGTACAACCAGGACCAGTCATTAATTTTTGCTAATGCGTCCTGGTTTCCCTTATTCTCCGTACCGTATTGCATACCTAACACGGCTCCAGGGATAACGTACTCCCCAAATCTTCTATCTAAACCTTTGGTAGTCCATGCTGTTAATCGATTAGCAGTTTCTTCTTGATCACTTCTTGCAATCACATTGCTGGCTAACTTGGCCGCTTCTCTAAATCCACTACGCCAGGCATTCCAAGGACTAGATGCAAATCTATTAACACTTGCTACTTTAGGCACTATAGTGAGTTTATTGCTGAGACTGGTAGTAATGTCAACTCCGTCTTTTGTTACGTCAAATAACATTTTAGGTAGCAATTTAATCGCACCATTGCCATACTCGAGATCGTTTATTTCGTTACGACTGTGCCAAATATGTACTAGATCAAATGCATAGTCTTCTACATAATAATCAAAGTCAAATGATTCTAATACTTCATTATCAGCATCTACTATCCAAAAATAATCACTTGTGGATTTCTTTGCAGCGTCTTTGTGACTCTTGTATATATTTTTCTGGCCAGCAATACGTTGAGCTTGAGGAAATCTAGAAGATAGTGTAATCCAATTTTCCCAGCTGTTAGGTTCCTTATAAGTTAAAAAGAAAATATCATATAGCGTATCTGCTTTAACAACAAAATCATTTATGTATTTTAAATTAACAAAAAATTCTTGATAGTAATCTGTTTTAAATTCTCGAGGAATTAGATAACATTGAAATTTGTCAGCATACTCCTGAAACAATTTAAAAATATGTGTATACTCGTTATCCCATTTTTTAGGCTCAAACTTTATCATAGAATCTAAAAATTCATAGTTCGAATCTATTAGCCAGAAAAATTTTGTGTTAGTTTGTTTAACAGCCAAAGTTGCAGTATACGCTGGAGACCGCGAATACTCTATAAACCTTGCATGAGGAAATTTATCCTTTAAAAGTTCTTGTCGAGATTTTTCTAATTCACCTCTATTATAAAATACTATATCGTACATTATTCTTTATCCAGAAATCCACTACCTTTACGATATTGGTTAAGGTGCACTGATTTAAAAAATTTACTAGCATCAGCATCTAATGTTGCTATCTCAAGATCGAGTGCGTTTTTTAAACTAACACCATAGGTCTTAATAGAGTCTTCAACAGTCATATGCTCTACATCACTGTGCCACAGGCTAGTAAGATAATCAAAATCTCTAACCTGTACGTAGTCCCAATCAGTGCAATTGGTCATATAACATCCGTGGCGAGCACCAAGAATTGCCCACAGGCCGTTTGTTGAGTCAGCTCCAACATTCAGCCAAACTCTCAAACGATCTAAATTCTTCCAATGAATTTCTTTCTTGAATTCTTTATTAGCAGTTCGTACTCCGCGCTCAAGTGACATCTTTACACCTTCACGGAAGCCTGCTCTCCATGCCTGAAACGGACTTGCATTATTATACACATCACTAAAACAACTATTCATCTGTATGTACTCAGCATCCCAACAAAAGTCCACCTGGGCATTAGGATCGTCTGTAGGTGCGTTTTCATGCGTTTTCATGTCTAATACATACTGCTTAGGCCATAACTTTAATCCGCCGTTGCCATACATAAGTCCGTTGACTACATTATAACCTGCCCAGCTAATAACACATTTAGACAAGTCTTTATGCTCGTCAAAATCAATTTCTTGATTAAGGAAATCTTCACGTACTGTATTGTCACCGTCAACAGTAACAAATCGATCTGTGTCACTTAGGCGGGCACAGGCTTTGTGTGCTTCATCGCTGCCTTTGACTCCGTGTATACGTTTTGCCCAAGGTACTTTTTTTAGTAAATCTGCATAATTTTTTTCAGCATTTGGTTCATCATAGCTGAGATAGATGATATCGTAATCTAAAATTTTAACAGTTTGTGTCATTTTATTATATAGTATCCTACTGTAGAAAAGAATTGTTTAACATATACTGCAATATTATTAATATCGCCTTCTTTATCAGAATGATAGTATACTATTTCTCTGTCTTTTTTAATTAATTCATTGATTGAGACTTTGATAGTCCTGTATATAAAATTCATATTACGCTTGTCAATTATATAAATTTCAAGCGTGGTATTAAGATTATATTTTTTTAATATTTCTCGTTGGTCATTGCGTATTTGAAATCCCCACTTTTTAAATGTAGGATAATTTTCAATAGTAAACATGCTATCCCAGTCAGTAACTACTGGGGCACAGGTTAAGAATACTGCTGCAATATCATCTTCATATTTAGAAACAATTCGTGGTGTATTTTGATCAATAAATGTAACTTGAAAATCTTTAGATTGACTTGTGCCGTTTAAAAAATCTTTAACAATGTCAAAGTCAAATTCTACAAAACAATCATAGTGTAAGCTGGCTTCATTAGTAATACTTAAAATATCCCCTGAGTCTTTTTCGAAGTATACTCGGTAAGGTAATACCACAGTACTCAATGCCAACGATTGCGCTAATAATTCATAAGGAACAATATCTTCTTCTGGATTATACATTTAATTTCTCAATGACATCATTAGTAAGGAATGCATCTTCCACATAATGAAACACGCCCTGTTGTCTAAAATTATTTAGATATAGTTCTTTAGCATCTGTAAAATTTATTAGTAGCTGACTAAGACAAGATTGTGGAATTGGGTCCCATCCTTGCAATGCTGGCTTTAAATGTGTAAATGTAAATGGGCTGTTTTTATTTGTAATGACGTCATCAATTCCCATTAACTTAGCGGCTATTGCGATTGATACATCTAGACTATAAAAATTCTGCATATTTTTTGGAGCAACTCTATTATACATGTTCTCCCAATTATTTGTTATAAATTCTAATAATTTAAAAAATTTAAGAGCAGCATCTGATTTTCTAAAATAACACATCCCTGAATATAGATTAGGAAGATCATTTGCCACAAACATTTTTCTATATGTGGGATTATTAATTACACGACGTTTATAATCAACTACCGACGATGTGAAAAATAAATCTCGATCGTTGACA